TGTCGTTGTGGCGTCCCGTTGGAGGGCGTGCCGGTCCCGTGGTTAGGGTGCGTGCATTTAGCGTACAGCAAAGGACCCCCGCCGTAGCGAGAGTCCCATGCCCTACCTTGCGTTCGTTACCGTGCCGCCTGCCACGCAGCACGCTTGTGCGTTCCGAAGTCGTGGTCGCATCGCTCACACGGACCATCCGCCTCGATGCCGTCCTGCCAGCCGTCGCACTCGATCAGCCCGCCGCGCACGTCCTCGAGCACGTCGTCCCAGAACTCTGCCATCGATCCGTCTCGAGGCTCGTACTGGTACAGGATGGTGTGCGTATCGGTGTGCCAGAGCATCCCTTCCGGTGAGTCGATGACGTAGATGCCATCGCCCACGTCGTCCAGCGTGCCGCCGACCTTCGCCAGCGCCCTCGTGACCTGTGTCCTTGTCGCCATGTCGGGTCTCCTTCCCGTGTCGTCCTATAGTGTAAGCGAAGCGGACGAACGTGTCAATAGGCTAAAACAGCCAATATCTGCGGAATGGGGCCGATTAGACGCCTAGCCCCACTTCTTCGCCAGCAGATCATGCTGCTTCTGCTTCAGCCCGAGCAGCGACGCAGGCTCCTCCACCGGCTCAGGCACCGCCGACTTCAGCAGCGACGCGATCGCCTCCGCCTTCTCAGCATCGACCTGCTCGCCCGCAGCAAGCGCCTCGAGCGTGTCCGACAGATCATCCACCGCGATACCAGTCCGCTCCGACAGGCGCGCCAGCGAACGGACCGCAGCCGACGTTCCCTCATACGCCGGGAACCCCGTCACCACCGACACCTCATGCAGCGCGATCTCGCGCAGTTCACGCGTCCGACCATCCTCCGACCAACGGTCCCCGCCACGCGGGATCGTGAACCCGAACGACATCTTGTCGACGATGCCGGTGCGGAGAAGTTCGCGGATGTCCCGTCCCGCGCTCGTCTCCGGCAGCGACGCCTCGACACGCAGCCCCCGCTCATCCTCCGACAGCATCAGCGTCCCCGACCGGCGCGACGCCAGCACCATGTTCGAGTCGTGGTTGACGTACAGGCGGATGTCACGCTTCCTGTTCTTCAGCGACCGGGTGAACGCACCGGGCAGGATGCGTTCCGTGAACGGCAGCGGCTCCGAGTCGGAGTTGAAGACGGCGGCGTAGCCGACGAACGTGTTGCCGTCCTCGGACTCACGGATTTCGCCCTCGAACGAGCGCCTTCGGTCCGTGGCTTCACCGGCGTGATCTGCATCCCTGTGCTCCTGTCCGCTTTCACCTGCTCGGCCTTTCGATCAAACCAAGCGACCGCGTCAGAGTAGCGCGCACCAGTCGGGATACCCCAAAGCAGATGTGCGACCGCGCCGGGAGTCGGATAGCCGTCCTCACCCGGTCGTGCACCTGCGGCGTCGAGGTCGGCACGGTGGCGTGCCGCCCACGCGGAGACGCGCAGGACCTTGTCCTCGCTGATGCCGCCGCGTGCCATCGCCCGCGCATCAGCAACGGTCCGCGCAACCACACCGTCACCCGACAGCCCCTCAGCGTGATACTCGAGACCCTGCGACGCAGCCTCACGGATGTAACCCGGAATAGTGAGGTCGACGTTCCGGCCTGCCTCGTCCTCACGCGGCTCCCACGCGTTGCAGTAGAACCCGCCGTCGACATACTCGTTCCAGCGGGTGCAGCGTGCACGCCCGTCCGGTGCCACGTCATCCTCGTTGAAGAACAGGCAGTTCCCGCACGCCCGCCCCTCCGGGACCGTGTCGGCGGTCGCTGGCCGGTAGTTGTCCGGCAGCGCACGCTCACCCTCGAACGTCGACCCCTCAGACTGCGCGATAGCAAGCGCCTGATCTATCGCACCCTGCTTGCTGTCATGGCAGCCCATCACCTCACCGTCATCCTTCACCGTCGCCCACCCGTCACACCCTTCGGCATCATCCGTAATGAAGTACGGCATCAGGCGTCGGCCTCGGTCGCCTCGGGCTGCAACTGCACCGACGCAAGGCCGGTCGACTCGAGCGGCAGGTCAAGGTACGCCGCGACCGACTCCGGCGTGTACCCGGCCACGATCAGCGACTGCGCCGCCTGCGCCTTCTGCTGCGCCGTAATCGTCGGCGTGTCCTCCACCGGAATGTTCTGCAACGGCACCCGATGCCCGTCCCCAGAGTCCACCGACCGCATGTCCTCGAGCGCACGAACCTCATTCACGCTCATGTAGCCCGCAAGCAGCGACTTCGAGTACGCCTCAGTCCGAGTGTTCAGATCGGCACGGACCAGCGCGTTCAGGTTGAACTTGATGAACGACTCCTCGTTGACGAGCAGCGTTCCGAAGGCCGCCTCGAGCATCTCCGCAAACGGACGGACCGTGTGCTCCGAATAGAACAGCATCTGCTGCTCAACCGAGTTGTACGACATCGCCCCGGCGGAGGTGACGCCGAGCATGAAGGGCGGGACGCGGAACAGGCGGCAGACCTCCTCGACCGCGTAGCGGCGCTGCTCGAGCAACTGCGAGTCGGCAGGGTTCGTCGTCAGCGGCGTCGCCTTCGCACCGTTCATCAGGACCGCAGGCTTGTGCGCCCGTCGTGTGCCGCGATGCTGGTTCTCCCACGTCGCCTGAATCTCCTGACGCTGCTCGAGCGTCGGCTCACCCGGAATCTCGAGCACCACGCCGGGGAACGCACCGTTACCGAAGAACGTGCTGGCGTACTCCTGCAGGGCCAGTCCGAGACCGAGCGACTCCTTCGCCTGCTCGATACGCGACGTGCCCCGATCCTTCCCCGGCAGCAGCATCTCCGTGACGTGCAGAATGTCACGCGGCGCAAGCGTCCCGTACCCGACGACCTGATAGCCCGTCCGACCCTGCAGGACGTTGACGTGCGTAGGGTCCAGCACCTGCAGGTCCACCACCCGTCCGACCGTGTCACGACCGATGTGGACGAACGCGTTACCGTCGAGCAGCAGCGACATCATCACCTGCTGCCAGAACGTCGTCCGAGGCATCGTCAGCGACGGGCGCGACACCCACGGATCACGCGGACGGAACGGCACCCGCTGACCGTCACGCCGGATGAACTGGTCCACAGGCAGCGTCGCCATCGTGTCCGACACCAGCCGCACCGCCGCATACACGGCAGACAGCCGCAGCGCCGTCTCCTCCGTAACACGAACGCCAGTCAGCGACGGACGGTCGGTCAGCGCACCCGCAGCCCACACTTTCTGAAAGGCGCTGCTGCGCTGCTCGAAAAGGTTGCCCAGCACTATCGGCTCCGTTCCATCGCCAGCCCGAACGCGGTAAGCCCGATACCTGCGACAACCACGCCAGCCCACGGCGCGAGCATCGCCACGCCTACAGCCACCAGCAGGATACCGACCGCCTGCAATACTGATGCTAGACCCACACCCACTCCTTCGGTTCAACCTTCGGGTTGTCGTGCCAAAACTTTGCGCGGTTCCAGCAGATTACTGCCGCGATCGCCGCGTCGATCTTCTTCGGAGACGACTTGTCCTCTTTCACGATGTACGCGCCGGAACTGCTTTCCTTGAGCACGGCGTTATCGACGTGACGTGCGAGACCGGGATGCCCGTCGTGCGTGAGTCCACCTGACGTGGCAGCCTGATAGAACGACGAGCACGCGACCGCCATGCGCTTCCGCACGAACGTGTTGAAGGCGAGCACTCTATCTTCCCCGAACGTGTCAGCCCATCGGGTCAACTGCTGCGCCCAGTACGGAGGGTCCGCAGACATCTCAACCACGTCGAACTTGGCGAACGCCGCGAACACCGCAGCCTCCACCTCATCGTGATCGACCTTCCACTGCACGCCGCCGCCCGGATGCTCCCACAGTCCGAGGACGAACAGGTGCGGCACTTCCTCCACCGTCGCACCGATCAGCGCGGTCGAGTCGCCCGAATAGGACCCGTCGAAGCCGAGGACAATAGGCGTTTTGTCGGGCACGGACTGTTCATTCTGTAGGGCGGCCCATGCGCCGGGTGGCAGCCACCGTTCGCTGTCAGGCTCGACCCACATGTTCAGGTGATAGCGGCAGAACTCGTGCAGCGCGATCTCGTGGAACCTGCGGCCCAGATCGTCCAGCCGTTTCCACGGCTCAGGGTTCGCCTCCGCCAGCGTGTCAGCCCGGACTGTCTCGTCCGTCAGCATGTCCACGTCCACCGTAGGTTCGCGCCACAGGAACAGGAACCCCGGATCGTCTATCTCCCCGGCCTCGACGCGCTTGCCGTACTGGTAGTGGGTGAGCGCGACCGAGTCGACCTTCGGGTTCCCTGCCGTCGTGATGGACAGCGACCACGAGTCCCGACGCTTCGACAGGCCGCCCTCGAGCACCAGATGCACCCGCGACTTGTTCCCCGTCCACTCGTGCGTCTCATCGGCCACCACGAACGTCGGACGCAGACCGTCGTTGGTGCCTGCGACTGCGGGGACGCGGACGAGGACGCCCGGCTCACCGCGCAACTGGATTTCCTTCTCGAAACACTCGAAGTAGTCCGCCAGCGGCCCCTCCGTCACCGACGCCCGTGCAGCAGTCAGCAGCAGGTCAGCCTGCTCATACGACGCCGCCGCGCACACGACATACGGGTCGACAACCCGCTTCCCGACCGGCCTGCCGTCCTTATCCCAGTAGTCGAAGCGGACCGGACCGGCCATCTCCGCCAGCGCCACCCAAGCGGCGAACTCGGTCTTCCGCGATCCCTTCGGAAGCCCCCGGACCGCACGGCGCACGACCCTGCGGCCCTTCTCGTTCACCTCATAGGCCCACGCGAGAAACCGCTTCTCGTCGAGCGTCAGGCTGATCGTCTCTCCCATGACATCGCCGGGTCCGTGGACTAGGTGACTTTCGATCCACGCGGCGACCTGCGGACCTAGCGTGTGCTCAGGCTTAGCCCTCACAGGAGTGTCGGCTGCTCAGGGTTCGCTGCCGCCTCAGCACGCGCCTCGACCTCGCCCTGCGCCCACTCAACCCGGCCCTCGATAATCGGCAGGTAGTCGTCGGTCATCTCGCAGCCGATAGCGTTCATCCCTTCGAGGATGGCGGCGACGAGGGTGGTGCCTGACCCTGCGAACGGGTCGAGGACGGTGCCGCCCGGTGGGGTGACGAGGCGAACGAGGTGACGCATGAGCGCGACAGGCTTCACGGTCGGGTGGT